GTGTCTTATCCGGTATCGAACTTGGAAAGGCTTTCAGCTTTTGGAAGTGGTGAAATTATGTCATGGGATTTAGGCACGTTTGTCCAAGTTTTTGGAATGGGTATCTCAATCGGGTTTGTAATGTTCGTTGTAATATCTTTACTCGGTTTTGGTATATACAAGGCAATCAAAATGCTTGATTCTTGAGGAAGGGGGTATTCATTATGAATGTTATGGAAGCTTCTGCACTACAAACAGCGTTTACAACTGCACTCGGCACTATTCAGACTGATGTTATGGGTTACATTGCAATTGCTCTTCCTGTTTCTCTTGTTATCGTTGGCGCGTTCTTCGGCATCAAAAAGGCAATCAGCTTTTTCAAGTCTACAGCGAAATAATTTGTTTCTGTTTCCTTTTGAGGGGTGGGTTAATTCCCGCCCCTTTAATTTTTAGGGGGTGTTTATGTGTCTGTTTACCTTTATTCGGGAACTCCAGGCAGTGGCAAGAGTTTGCGCGCAGCTTACAAAATTATTGCATGGCTTAAAGGTGGTCGCGCTGTTATTGCTAATTTTCCGATTGATGAGGGATATTTCAAGAAGAGTAAAAAGCAAATCGGCACTTTTACATATTTGGATAATCAATCTTTAACGGTTGATGAATTGAAGATATACGCTAAAGAGCATCACAAGCCATTTAGAGAGCACCAAACGCTTTTGGTAATAGATGAATGTGCCGCCATGTTTAACAGCCGCACATACGGTCAAGGCGATAGAATGGACTGGATATTCTTTTTTCAACAGCACCGAAAGCTTGGATTTGATGTAATTTTGATATCTCAAAGTGACAGGCTTATTGATAGGCAGATACGCGCATTTGTAGAAACTGAATATAAACACAGGGCGATTAGTCACTACAAAACTTTTGGGTGGTTGATATCTCTTGTGTGTGGTGGTCTGTTCGTTTCTGTTGAATATTGGTATGGCGCTCATTTGCGATGCGGTTCTGAAATGTTTACTTTAAACAAGAAAAAAGCCGCCATTTATGACAGCTTTAAAATCTTTGAAACTGGGGGTGATGTTCATAATGGAAAAGGTCAAAATAAGCAGCACAAAGAATCTGTTCCAGTTCAAGCAGTTGAGCAAAATTCTGAAACAATCAGTGAAACTGATAGTTTGCCTGTGTCTGTGCCTGTCGCTGATCTGGGGGTATAGCTACAAAGAGCCAATGCAAGTTCATGCAGAAGCTGTAACGGCTGTTGTTGGTTATGTTCTTGTTGGTCTTGCGTTGTCTGCTCTTGGTTGCTCTGTTGGTGCATTAACAGGTGATGAAGAATGTAAAGCAACTTATCAATCTTTATATAATGGTATTGACCAAACTGTAAAGGATGGGTGCTACGGTGTTAATGATATTGTTACTCGTGTTACACCGGAATTTTTACAGGCTGTTGGTGATGGGATAGTTGAAATTTGGAATAATAATACAGAACGAATAGCAATGCAAAATATTTTTCCGAATGGTATTGATTTTGTTAATCCTATTGTAAATGACATATTTATGAATGGTTTGTTTAGACCTAAACCTTATTTGGAATTTAACGGTAGTCCTTTATATGCTAATAAATTTAAAAGAATATCCATTATGGGTAATTTTGATTATGAGGTTAATTCGAGAACATGGAACGTATCGAAAATGCGCAAAAAGACTGATGTTTCATTTTTGCTTACTGGTTCTGGAGATTCAAATTCCGGTAGTTTTAAAGTGGGTACTGATCCGACAGAGTATAATGTGCAACTTGATTCTATTTATGCTTATGGAAATACAAAAGGATTTACAAATTTTCATTATGTTTTTGCGGCTTATACAGATTTCAATGATGTATCGGGTTATATGGTATTTACGCCAATTACTGGTTCTTCAAATGTTCGTATATTGACTAATAAAGGTGCAAAAGAAATGACAGAAGAACAGGAAATGGCAAGATACAAAATGTGGTTACATGGCAAAAGTATCGGTCTGAATAGTGTTAGTGATGTTGTTGGGGAAATAAAAAAACAAGTCGGAGTCGTTGACCCTGTTACAGGCAAAACAACTATACCGCTGACGAACACAGGAGCAAAGGACAAGCTTGATGCAAACAACCGCACACAAACGCAAGATAAAACAATTGGCAAAGATATTGCTACAACTACTGACAAAGCCGCAGACGATACTGCGAACAAATCAAATGACACAACAATACCAAAACCGCTTGAAATTCCGGATTTGGCACTGCCAGAAATCATCTTTAAAGAGAAGTTTCCGTTTTGCTTGCCTTGGGATTTCTACAATGCTTTTAGTAATTTGGCCGCTCCTGCGAAACCGCCTGTTTTTGTGTATCCTATTAAGCTTGCAAGGCTTGGTATTAATCAAAGCATTACTATTGATTTTGCGCCTTACAGTAACTTAGCTTCGATTTGTCGGTGGTTCATAAGCTTGTCGTTCATTGTGTGGTTAATTCTTATTACACGCAAAATTATAGGTCAGTAGGGGGTATTCAATTGGATATTTTTAATTCTATTGGGGCACTTTTAACTAAAGCTTTAAAATGGGTTGTTCTTCTATTGCCGTCAAGTCCTTTCAAAATGTTGGATAACACACCAGTTAAGGATATTTTACCCTACATAAATTGGTTTGTACCTTTCGGTTTTATTGTCTCAACGCTTGAATTATGGCTCGTTGCGATTGCAGGGGACTATTTTTATTCTATAATCTTACGGTGGGTCAAAGCCATCAACTAACAAGCAGGGGGAGACGCGCTTTTTGCGCGCGAGGGGGTCTCCTGCTTGCACAGCAATTTGGCGGTTGCCTCTACTTGATTATAGCCTCAAAATACACCCACTTCGTCCGAAAGGATTTGATTAGATGCTTGTTCCGGTGAAACCGGAGCAGGAAGTCTATTTTAATACGAAAGCGAAAGTATATCCGAACGGACAGCAAAAAATAACGGTCTGTTCAAAACCGATATTCAAGAATGAAAACTGGGAATCTGTAGACTTTTCTGCTCCCGAAACTAAATCCAAAAATATGGATAATGAGGTTAGAGATGATAATTTGAAAAGAGCAAAAGAGAAGATTTTTGATATTGCAATGTGCAATGAGTTTGATTATTTTGTTACATGGACGTTAGATGCTGAAAAAATCAATCGGTATGATTCGGCTGAAATTTCAAATAAATTAAAAACTTTCTTAAAGCATAAGGTTGAGCGTAACAACTGCAAATATCTTGTTATTCCCGAACACCATCAAGACGGCGCAATACATATGCATGGCCTGTTATCGGGTGATTTTGATATGGTGGATTCGGGGAAGAAAACAAAGGACGGCAAGACAATTTTTAATATGCCGCAATGGTCGTTAGGATTCTCGACCGCCATTCAATTGGACGAACACAAGGACAGGGTTAGCCGCTATATTACAAAGTACGTGACAAAGGATTTTAAAAAGATTTTCGGCTCGCTTTATTATGCCGGAGGTCATGGGCTTGTGAGACATCCGCAGGTCTTGCGTTACGATTCTGATTATGACCAAACGGAATCAAAAGAGTACAGGCCAGAGGGTGTAAATGTTTGGTTCAAATACATAAATACAGATGGGGTGTTGGAATAATGTTTTATATGAATTATTTAGTTGTTTCGTTACCAGATGGTTATGGTGAAAGGCTCGATTATATAGCAAATGAAATTGGTGTATCGGTTGATTATTTGGTACGTGATGCATTGGAACATACTTATATCATGACGGAAGAACAAAGGAAAATGATTGATAATCCATTACCGTTTTGAAGGGGTGTAAAGATTGAGTAAACAGGAGGGTAGGGGTTTTGTAAATCATGGTTTTTCTTGATGGTGATAAAAAGGAGTGTAAATGATGGATAAATATCATGAAATTGACAAAGGGGCTTCGGAAGTGTGTGGTAGTTATCATGATGGTGAATGTTGTGGAAATTGTGGTGAATGGGAATGTTGTGATTTTCGTTTTGATTTTGCTGTGAATGATTTTCATTGGTGTATTTTATGGTCGAATATTTTGGACGGTGCTTATGATGGGAAAACAAACAGGTAGGGGCTTCGCTCTGAATGGCTTCAATTATCAATGTTGGAATTGTTGCTGTAGTGTCTGCACGGGCTTGTATTGCCCTGATCATAATCGGCGGTATGGTTGGTACAGATATCATTGTGCGCTTTGCGTGGAATCCAATGGTCAAATGCGGCGCGTTTTAGATTGCGATTTCTTCCAGAACAAACACACTTCAAGCCGGCGCTTTAAAATCAAAAGAAAATGGCACAAAGATGATGCAGTGATTACTCGACTAAATGCAATCATTGAAAAACTCGGAATTGACTACAAGGATGAAAAGCGGTAAAATCTTGACATCTCCTAATTTATGGGATACAATTATACAAAATGAATATTTTGTATAATTGAGGGGAGGAAATTAAGAATTTATATGATTAATTAATCCAACCACTCCGAGTTTTTCACAAATTTTTAATTTATTCAAACTTTACTGAATTTTTAGCAAAAATAGCTGTTATATACCGGAGGGCTTAATTTGATCTTTGTTAGCTTTAATACGTCAGGCTGCAGAAGTTTTTGCTCCTGTGCTAATTACCCTAAATCTTCCAAACTTACGCTATTTATATTCTTCAGTTCTTTTAATTGTTTCTTTTAATTGTTATGATATAATTAATTTATATTCGTCTGATTCTTGCAATGACCGTGAATGCTTCTGAGTCAATTGCAAGATTAGTTTTACTCCGATAATTCAAATGACTTAGCAGGGGGCTTCAGGTGGCCCCAAACGTGATATATTTGAGAATCATTTCCCTTAACAGATAAATCCAATTAATATTTTTATATGTCTTTTAAAATACAGGTGACATACGATCCATCAATTTCAAATAATTTCAAATTCAGTTGAATATGACTATCAACAGAAAACAAATTTATTTTAACGTTAAAAAATTACTTTGTGAAACTGTTTCACGAAAGAATGGAGTTTATTTATGAAACCTGAACTATTGGCGGAAGCTCCGCCCGTCATCAAGGAATTTTTAGGCTATGTGGGAACAATCCGAGGGAAATCTCCTAAAACTGTTGAAGAATATTATCTTGATCTGCGAACATTTTTTAGGTACATCAAGAAAAACCAAGGACTCATCCCCCCCACCACCGAATTTGATGAAATTAGTATTTCTGATGTCGATCTTGACTTAATTAAAACGATTACCTTGACGACTGTTTATGAATACATGAATTATTTAACTACAGAGCGCCACAATAAAGCGGCAACGCGTTCACGTAAAGTTTCAAGTTTGCGTACTAGCATCAATCTGAGTGATGTGAACCATGGTGCTTCAAGCATTAGAATTGTAGGTAAGGGCAACAAGGAACGCATGGTGTACTTAAATGATGCCTGCATTGATGCCATTGACCGTTATATCGCAGTTCGTCCTAAAAATGCTTTAGTCGATAAGAATGCGCTGTTCATTAGCAAACAAAACAAAAGAATCAGTCCTAAAACAGTGCAGTATATTGTGAAAAAATATTTAGCCGAAATTGAACTTGGAGGCCCCGGGTTTTCTGTACATAAGCTCAGGCACACTGCTGCAACTTTAATGTATCAGCATGGGCACGTCGATATTCGCGTTTTAAAGGATATATTAGGTCACGAAAACCTTGGCACAACCGAAATCTACACCCATCTTTCCGATGAGCAGATGGCCAAAGCAGCCAAAGCAAACCCACTTTCTCAAGTGAAGCAGCGAGATGCTGTAAAATTTAGCAAAGCTGATAAAAAAGAGCCGGATTAACCGGCTCTTTTTTAGTCTTCAGATGTTTGATTGTCTTTTTCTTTATCCTTATAAGGCTGAATCATCATTTTATCAATTAATGGATACACTGTAAAATTAATTAGGAACATGCAGAATGAAAATAAAATTAAAATTGCAAAAATGATTGATAAAAATAAAGTAAGTGGCATTAAAAGCATCAATACATAAAGACCTAAAATGATCACTGCAAATATGACAGTTAACAGCAGGTTTCTCCATAGACCAACGATTGAAAAAATAAAGGCATTTTTATATACTTGCTTTAAATTAAGTTCAAAGGTAACAATCATGATTGGTATATAATACTGTGCAAAAACAAATAGAATCGCTATTCCGATACAGATGGCCAGTGGCACAAAGAAAATAGAATTGGATTTAATCTGAGCAGCATAATAAGTAATCGAAACGCTGAGAATGATGTACGCGGCGTAGATGATGGCTCCATTTAATAAGAATGCAACCCAATTATGCTTCAAAGCATCAATAAAATCTGAAAGAACGAACGCGTGCTCTTCTCGAACATAATTTCTGGTTACAATCGTTAACCCCGCTACAAATGGACTGACCAAGATAAGCGGCAAAAAGATGAGCACCGAAGGAAGTACACTGCCCAAAAAGTAAATGAGGATCACTGCAACAAGCACGGGAATACAAAAAAGAAGATTCAATTTAACTAAATTTCCAAATTTTCTGAACAGAATGGTCCAAAACAGTAGAAAAGGCTTTTTTTTAGGTTCATCCCTATTGACGCCCGGACCCGGTTTATTGTAATTCAT